AAATCACCCCAATATTGCTTCATAATTATAGGTAATTTCTGGGCAGATATTTCAGTCTTTGGATAAGTAAATGGATACATAAAAAAACCAGCAAGTGATGACATAGGTTTATAGGTTGTAATAGGTGCTAACGCAAAAATTGTTGGCATTATTTCCCTCTTGGGTCTATCAGTCATATTATTATAGTAATAACTATATCCCCCTTTGAGTAAGTAGAAAAATCCTAATAGAAGACCAGCTGCTTGTGCATAATAGCAAATAGCGAAGGTAAAAATAAAGAATATGATACGAATTGGTGCTGCATAGACAATTAAATCATTTGTTACAATCATAGCTAACATCAAAGCTAAAAATGCTGGAAATCCTGCTTGTATTGCCTGCCAGGCCTGATTTCCAATCTTCTTTGCAAGACGTGATGCACTAAACTTATTAGGGTCACCAGTATCTGTATCCGTAGCGGCTGCCTTAGCCTCTTCTTGTTGCTGTTGAGCTTGCTGGGCAGCCTCTTTACGTTGTTCTGCAAATTGATTTGCATTTGGGTCATAAACAGCCTGATGCAAATTGTATCTGACTTTATTTTTCAGATTTGAAAAAAAAGAGGTATTTTGACCTGCTCCACTGTCATCAGACATTCTATGACCATATAGGATTTTAATATAATCTCACCCACCTCATTATGACGGAGACCATCCTTACAATGCATACTTGAGACCACCTGTGCCGCCAGAAACATTTACCCAGTTCAAATTCTCAACATAGACTGTTATATCATATTGATAGAATGAATTCGATGGGAGAGGATATACATTCAAATCCACTTGGAATAACTTAATACGACTACTATTAATTGTACCGTCTGGCTGTGTGGTTGGACTACTCAATGCAAACGGATACACCAGCAATTCTGGGTCTGGAATACCTCTCAAATACTTCCAAGGTACTACTTGTGTAAAGTATTCTAATGGCTTCTCTTCTTGCAGTAAGTTACCATCACCAAGTACTGCAAGAGCGCGCATAATTGAACGCTGCCCATTGAGAACAAATGTACCCGTTGCACTATTAATATTAACTGTGGGCGGCCACCCTGCAGGGTTGGGGGGGTTTTGGATTACTGGAATAAATGGTGGTTTTAGAGGATTTATCCAATTTGAAAAGTTTGCAACTTGATTTCTATATAGTAGTGAGTCTGACCTACGTGGAACAATGATTAGACGCTCAATCGGATTATGAGTCTGTAACTCAACAATCTGTCTTGATGTTAGACCCTGGAATGGATAGATTGTTACCTGTCTTACTAAATACTGTAAAGGCTGGTTAGAAAACTGAGCTCGTTCTTCATCCGTTAAATATACATACGTCATTTGGATTCTTGGATTTAGTGGCCACGTATTTAATAATGGCTTAGGTGTCCCAACATCTGTTAAAAAGTTATTAATTGTTACATCAGAAATATCAGCAACAGATGTGTAATAAACATTCTCTGGCTGTAAAGGAATTGGTGAAGGCCAATATTGATATCCTGGTGCTACCTGAAATCCATTATTATCCAATATTCTATATAATTGATTAATTGGTCTCAGTGTAATTTGTACTTCACATTCCTGATACTGAAGAGATACTAATGGAAGTGCTTCAAATGTTGATTCAGTGAACCAGAATGGTAATGGGACTTGTAGTGTTCTACCAAATATAGACGGTCTATTAACATTTGGTGGAGTTGTAGTAGAACCCGTGGGCCCATTACTGTTGTACACTAATGGATAGCCTATTCCTGTACTGCCTCCACCATATAGCCCATTGGCTGGGTCATATAAGTCAGGAACATTGCCAACAAGTCTGGACCATTTCTGAAAAGAGCGTGAATCCAAATCTGCTTGGGCTTTACTAATCATATATGTTCCATCAAATCCCTGAATTTTCTGACCAGCAATATAAAATCCAACTTCCTGAATAATTTGACAACCAATATAGGTCGTCCAGGCAAAGTTATACTGTTCAGTTCTTACTGCCCCTGGTAGCGTATATGGAAGCTGAATATACTTGCAATAAATATCAGGTAAATCAAAGAGAAAATACATATCACGAACCAAATCCGCTACACGCTGAATCTTTAATCGAACCTGAATTGGTTGGTCATATGACAGGTCTTGTGGACCATCCATTGCCTGTGTTACAGATTCCTCCGCAAAATGGGCATATTTCTTATATGTTTTGTAAAAATAGGTAAAGTCAGGATTACCACTTAACAGAACATTCTGTGCTCCGTAGGCGACTAAAGCGTAAAGACCTCCACCTGGCATTGCTAACTTTGTATCATTTAATATATACACCTTTAGGTGCACATATTAAACATTTAATATTTTACTTTTGTGAACTATTAATATTCCGCATATATGCGGGCTTCATATTCTTCTATTTCATCGCCTAACGACTTTGCATTATTTTTTGTCTGCTGATTTCCTACCATTCCAGAATTATATGAAACATAGTCTGCTTCATCACGTAACTGTTTTAAATTACTCATTTCTTCAATAGATGGTCTGGCTGCACCAGCTGGCTTAGGAAATTGATATTTATTCTTAAAAGCTTGAAATTGCTGTCTAATCTGGGACATTGTCATTGATGCTCTTGGGGCGCGGACGGCGGGGCCCGCAACACCACCCTTTCTTATATGTCTACGTGAATGATGGCGGGAGGTCTTTCTCTTAGAATGATGCTTGCGTCTATGTGTCTTGCGATGCTTCATATCTACTTATAGAATCTAATATCCTTGGCTCCACCAGGTGTCATCAAGATATGGGGGTACATTTCCAGTCATTAGCGAAGAATCCATTTTACTTGACGGCCCTTCATTGAGTAGCTGTTGAATTTCAGCATAGCATAGTGCATAACTAAAATAATTCAAACGACTGAGTTGGCCTTTTACACAGCCAAATACATCAAATCCATTTTCATCAACTGAAGGAACAATTGATTTCTTGAGAGTAATTCTGCGCTGACTGAAGCAGCAGATATCTTCAAAGTTCTGGTAAGGAGCATATCCTTCAAACGGCAACTTCTTAGCAAGATTACCATTTACATAGACTTCAAGACTATTATCATTGCAGACAACAACAATATGTACCCATTTACCAACTGGAATATTTTCCACTTCTACATAATTATTCCAAGTCTTGTAGGTATTCATATAGACTCGGAGAGTGTTTGTGTCAGAACGCATATAAACACCGGGTGCTAAAAGAGGGAATTGACCAGAAAAACCCTTGTGGAAAATATGATTTAAACCATATTCTTGTCTGAAAGCACCTGGATTTACATTTAAATAGAATGAATAACTAAACTCAATTCCAGTACGTTCATTATCAGATAGATTTACTGGTTTGGCATCACGAGTATTGGGGTTTTGTGGGATATTGATAGATTTATCTTCAATATTGTATGTGTATGGTAACAGTTGAGTTCTGTTCATAGACAAGCGATTGATGTACTTATAAATGACCTCAACGAATAGTAAGACCAAGTATAAGACTACAATTAAAGCAACTGCAAATAATATCTGTTGTACAATACCGGGCTTTGAACCAGAATTGAGCTGTTCATTAAACCGTTGATTTAGAGACTCCATCTATTTCCTTTTATTAAATTGTATTATTTATTTGGCTGCTATTTAGTTGTTACGGAAACTGAAATGCCTGGTGCAAAGAAAGACTTGAACCAATCAACTAAATTACTAATTGGTTGTGGACCAGCCATATAATTCTTATATACCTGTTCAGGATTGAGTGCAGCATCATACATCATTACGTTCGCAATCTGTCCACCGAATCCACCGTAAGATAGTAAATAAGCTGAGTAGCCGCCTGCATCAACCTTAAAGAATGATGGTAAAACACAAGAACGAGCTAATTTTCCATCCAAATATACATCAACTGTTCTTCCATTTGCTGCAATTGTGATATTTACCCAACGCTGTAAATCAATTTCAGGAAGGTCACATAGAGGTGAAGAGTCTAATAAACCAGAATCAGTCTGTAAGATATTGAAGACTGCATTCTGTGTACCCTT